GTTCGCGTTTTCTCTCTCCCCGGCAAGTCCAAAAAAGTTGGAAAAAAAACTAAATTTTTGATGAAAACAAAAAATAGTAGAAAATACAATGCGAATTACAAAAAAATTAGAGAAATTGTTTTGGCTCAACAGCCGCTTTGTTTTTACTGTAAAAAGACTATTGCAACTACGCTTGATCATGAACCACCTATTGATTCCTTCCCATCACCTGAACTGTGGGTTGGTAGTCTAAGGCCGGCATGTGCTAGTTGCAACTATTCAAGGGGTGCAAAATATGGAAACGCAAAACGCAAGGCAATTAAAAATAGTCGCAAGTGGTAAGCCTAAAAAGAAATTAGGCAGACATACCACCGCTATGGTTAAAGCCATTACTGGCCGTACAGACATTGATACGGTTAAGCGTGAGATGTTATTAGGCCTTGCCCGCGCCTGGGATCGCATTGAAGAATCCGGTAAAGGTGGTCATACAATCCCATCCATATCTAAAGAGTTACGCGAAATATGGGATTCATGTGCATTACCTGATGAGGATGATCTGTTTGAATAAAATCTTATGTACGCCTAGATGGGCATCATTAAGAGATGAATCGTATGAAACAGAAGGCGATAAGTTAGCCCAGGTAGCACGCTTGTTAGGTTTTGATCTATTTGATTGGCAACGCCTTGTAGCAGATGTAGGTTTAGAAAAAGATCAAGTTGGATCGTACAAGTACCGTACCGTGTGCGCTCAGGTAGGTCGCCAAAACGGAAAATCAAAATTGATTGAAACGCGTATCGCTTATGAATTGTTACAACCTAAAAGACATGTTGCCTATACTGCTCAGGATCGCAATATGGCCAAAGGTAAATGGGAAGAACATTTATTAAGTTTTCAGTTATCGCCTAAATTTTTAAAACGCATTGCTAGGGTATCAAGGGTGAATGGCAGTGAAAAGATATACATGCGTAATGGCTCAACCTATGGAATTGTTACACCTAATGACAAAGGCGCACGCGGTTTAAGTTTAAACCTTATGGTTATTGATGAAGCATTAACACATCCACTATCACTTATTGCAAACTTACAACCAACACTGGCAACTAAGCGCAATGGCCAGTTATGGATTCTATCTAATGCTGGCCGACCAGGAGAATCTGAGTTATTAGAGCATTACCGGGAAATTGGCCATAGAGAAATTGCCGAACCGCAAAACAGGCTGGCATGGTTTGAATGGTGTCCATCCTCAGATGACTTTGATTACCTAGATCAAGATGTGTGGTATCAGGCAATACCTTCATTGCATGAGGAAAGGGGTGTTTTATTAGAAGCCGTTAAAGAAGCGGCGGCAACTAACAGCCCTGAGATTTTTACAAAGGAGTGGTTAAATGTATGGCCATCTAGGGATGCGGTTCAAGTCATCAATACCGAATTATGGGATTCATTGGCTAGAACAGATATAACTGTTGGCAATGATGTTGTATTTGGCGTTGATATATCGCGTGAGCGTGATCGCGCTTCAATAGCAGTATCCGGCTTAGTCAGAGATTTTACACCGCTTGAACTAATTGAGTGCAAGGAAGGCACATCATGGGTTTTGCCGCGATTGGTTGAACTGTGTAAAAAACACAATACTAAGGTAGTTATAGATACCGGATCACCTGCCGCTTCACTTATAGTAGAACTAGAAAAACAAAACATTGGCGTAATGTCTATCCACTTGCGTGATTACGCTAGGGCATGTGGTTCTTTTTATGATGCAGTACAAGCAAAAACTATCAGCCATTTAGATGATCCCAATTTAAAAACCGCAATTATGGGATCAACTAAAAGGCCACTGGGTGATTCATGGGCATGGAATCGCCAAAGCACAACAAACATAACACCACTTGTAGCGGCTACACTGGCACGGTATGGCGTGGTAACTAAAATTGAAGATTTACCAGTGGCAAGGAGTAAAATATACTAATGAAATACATACCATCAGTTTTACAGGTTGTAGGTTCTTTACTAACAGTTGCAGGTGTCGCAACATTTAACCCGGTTGTGGCTGTAATATTATCAGGTGTGTTTTTAGTTTTATTTGGCATTGCTTTGGAAAACAGAGGTAGATAATGTTAGGCCGATTACTTAAAAGACAAATCCAACCATCAATGGTTTATACATCATCAGGTTATATTGATTCTTTAGGTCGGGTTGGTAGATTCTTTGAAGGTAATTGGGCTGGTACTTATGTAGATCAAAACACTGCATTAGGCATACCTGCAATTTATCGCGGCATAACTTTGATTAGTGATGCTATTGGTGCATTACCGCTTTGTGCATATCGCAACAAACGCAAGGTAGTACCAACACCACAAATATTGTTGCGGCCAGTACCTAATGAAACTAGAATGGAAACAATTAGCGCAATGGCCGCCGCTTTAATTGTTCACGGTAATTACATTGCGGTATTGGGTGAAGCAGGTGTTAATGGATTGCCGGAGAGCATCTACCCTGTTTCACCTGATCGCGTTCAGGTAGCAAGAGAGAATGGTCGCATTGTTTACCGCATTGATGAAAAATCTTATGATCAATCAGAAATTATGCATATTAAAAATTTTACAATGCCAGGTGATTTAGTTGGTAAAGGAATCCTTGCCGTTGCTAAACAAGCATTGGGTAAAGAAATTGCAATCAATGAGTATGCCGCAAGATATTTTGATGGCGGTGTAAACCCTACTGCCGTTATTAAATCTGCTAATCCTGATTTAACGCAAGAAGAAGCAGATGCATTAAAAAACGCCTGGATGGCAATGTACTCATCACGCAACAGATCACCTGTTGTTATGAACTCATCAACTGACTTTGAAGTTTTAAGTAGCAATGCGGCTGAATCTCAATTGGTTGAGGCACAAACAGCCGGATTAACTGAGGCGGCCAACATACTTGGGTTGCCGCCTTACTTCTTAGGTTCACCAAATTCCAGCCGTACTTATTCAAATGTTGAACAAGAAAATTTACAATTGGTTAAATGGTCAATACAACCAATAGCCGAAAGAATAGAAGCGGCATTTTCTGATTTACTTGTTCGCGGTCAGGTAGCCGCATTTGAGTATGATTCATTGTTAAAAACTGATACAGCAAGTAGATATGATGCTTATGCAGTTGCCTTATCTAATGGATTCTTAACTGTTGATGAAGTAAGAGATTATGAAAATCTTGATCCTATGGATCATGAAGAAGATGACAGTTATGTAGATACATCATTGCAGGATGATGTTGCAGACACAGTAGAGGATAACAATTATGCCTGATGAAAAAATGGAAAATAGAAATTACTCAGTAAATTTAGAGTTGCGTGCCAACAGTGATGGCCGTACTATTTTTGGTATTGCCGTGCCATACAATAAAGAACAACGCATTACTAGTACCATGATTGAAGTTTTTAGAAAAGGTGTTTTTTCAGAAGTTATCAAAGCACCGCACCGGGTCAAACTTCTTAGAGGGCATGGTGAAAACAATGTATTAGGCCGCGCCACATTATTAAGGGAAACAGATGATGGCCTGTATGCTGAATTTAAAATCTCAAAAACGCGGGAAGGTGATGAAGCGTTAGAGTTAGTTAAAGATGGTGCATTAGATCAATTATCAGTTGGTTTTATGCCTATTAAAAATAAAAAAAGAACTGATGGCGTAATGGAAAGACTTAAAGCCCATTTAGCAGAAGTATCACTTGTTACTTTTGGTGCTTATGGTGAACTTGCCAGCGTTACCGGTATGCGAGAAGGCCAACCCCATTTAACCCCTAGATTAGATGAAGCAAGGAAGATATTAGATGCCATACAGCGTAGTAAGTAATCATCCTGATTGTGAAGGGTATGCAGTTGTAAAAGATGCAACCAATGAAGTTTTAGGTTGCCATAAAACCCAGGCTCAGGCAGAAGATCAATTGACTGCAATAAACATTTCTGAGTATGGCGAAAGCCGCACGCAAAATCCTGAACCGGTAGAAGATAAAAGCAGATTCAAAACGGCATTGGAAATACTAAAACAATTAAAAAAAGAGATATAATAACAACAAGTCGTAGAACACCTAACCCCGCTTGTCGGCGCGTTACACCTTCTCACTACAAAAACTACTAATAGGAGAACTATGTCAAATACATTTCTTGCTTCTCTACGCGAGAAGCGCGAATCAAAGACATCACTCATTCAATCAACTTTAGACCGCGCCGCAGAAGAAGCACGCGATCTATCAGAAATTGAGTTGGCTAATGTTGAAGCCCTCAATTTAGAAATCAAAAAGTTAGATGAAAGAATTGAGCAGATGTCAGATATTGAAATTCGCAATCAAAAGGCGGCTGATTTAGCGGCTAAGGTTGATGCGAACATTGAAACAAAGAAGGAAGTTCGCGCAGGTGGCTTTAGTGTTACACGCGAGGAACTAACTTATTCAGAGCGCACCGCAGATAAATTCTTAGGTGATGCACTAAAAGCACAGTTTGCTAATGATTATGAAGCATCAGAGCGTATTCAACGCCATCAAAAAGAAATGGCAATTGAAAAGCGTGCATCTGATTCAGGTAACTTCGCAGGCCTTGTAGTACCACAATACTTAGTTGATCTTTATGCACCATTAGCACGCGCCGGTAGGCCGTTCGCTGATGCCGCACGCAAGCATCCACTACCTACACAGGGCATGTCAGTGGTCATATCTCGTATCACAACTGGCACAAATGTGGCTTATCAAACATCAGAAAACACTGCCGCAGTAAGCACTGATCCTGATGACACAACCCTCACAGTAAATGTGAACACAATTGCTGGACAAAACAGCATTTCTAAGCAAGCACTACTACGCGGATACAACATTGAAAATATTGTATTAGCAGACTTGCTACGCGCTTATCACACAAAACTTGATGATGCGCTTTTGAATGGATCAGGATCAAATGGACAACCATTAGGTCTAAAGAGCATGACAACAGGAATCTTGGTTACTTACACAGCAACCACAGGAACTGTGGCGGGCTTGTATCCTAAGATTGCCGATAGCATCCAGCAAATTCAATCAACAATTTATGCTAATCCAAATGCGATCATCATGCACCCACGCCGTTTAGGTTTCCTATTGGCCGGAGTAGATGGTTCAAATCGCCCACTTGTAGTACCAAACGCATACAACCCACAGAACGCAATGGGTACAGGCGCAGGTACACCACCGTACGGCAATAGCGGCTATTCAATACTTGGTTTACCAATTATTACAGATGCCAACATTGCAACAAATATCGGTACAAGCACAAATCAAGATACAATCTTTGTGGTTGATCTTAATGAGTGTCATCTTTGGGAAGAAGCCGGTTCACCAACTTATGTTAAGTTTGAAGAACCAAATGGCAAGGTTGCAATCAACATTGTTATGTTTGGTATGTCAGCCTTTACATCACTTCGCTACCCAGGCGCAATTGCTCAGATCAACGGTACAGGCTTAGCCGCACCATCCTTCTAAGCAATATAAGTTTCCAGGCCGCAACCCTTCCTGTGGCCTGGATTCTAACTATGATTGGTATTTAAAGAATGGAGTTTGTCTAATGTCCCAGGGCGATACAGGATTTGGATACCAATCATGGCTATAACAAATGGATATGCAACATTGGCTGAGATTAAAGGTTATATGTCTATATCAGATAATACTGATAATGATCTTTTAGAAAATTTAGTTGAATCAGCATCTAGGTCAATTGATCGCATTGCTAACCGCAGATTTTATTTAGATGCCACCGCATCAGCACGGCTTTACCGTGCATACTCTAATATTTTTGTTTTTGTAGATGATATTGGTACTACAAGTAATTTAGTTGTAGCGATAGATGAAAATGGTAACGGCACATATTCAAAAACATTAACATTGAACACAGATTACATTTTAGACCCATTAACTTCACAATCTTTAAATAGGCCTTTTACACAATTAACAATGGTATCTAACACTGAATCATGGCCGATATTTCCAGGCCTAACATCAAATGGATTACGCCCAGGCGTTCAAGTAACTGCAAGATGGGGTTGGCCTTCAGTGCCGGATGATCTCAATATGGCCTGTTTAATATTAACTGCCGACCTATACAAGCGTAAAGATGCACCGGGTGGAATCTTAGGATTAGGTGATTTAGGCGTTGTCAGAATGTCGCAAATTGGTAGAGATGTAACCGCAATGGTCAGAGCGTACAAAAAAGAAGTTATTGCATGATCCCTAGCACCGTTAGAACTAATTTAAAAACAGCATTAAGCACAATTACAGGTATGCGTGTTTTTGATTATGTACCGGATTCTACAAACATTCCAACTAATAATGCTTTTGCAATAGTTGGACAATTAAACATGAATTATGATTTTACATTAAATAGAGGATTTGATTCTGCAACATGTCAAATAATTGTTGTAGTTGGTAGGATGAGTGAAAAAGATGGACAATCAAGATTGGATGGGCTACTTGCTTCATCCGGTTCAACTTCAATTAAAACCGCAATTGAGGCTGATAAAACATTAAGCGGTGCTGTACAAACACTCAGGGTTGTGTCTGCAAGCCCTGGAACAATTACATCCGCTAATATTGACTACCTAAGTTATCAATATTCGGTTGAATTGATAGGTTAGTAAGAGAGGAATAATATGGCCATATTTATGGGTAATAAAGTTGCCGTGATTGTTGGTACAACTACTATCACTAGTTTTGTCAGCACCGTCAGCCTTGCAAGAGAAATTGATCAGGTAGAAATTACCGCAATGAATGACACGCTACAAAATATGATTGGTGGGATTGAACGCCCAACACTCAATCTAGAACTGTACAATGATTTTGCGTCTGCATCTGTAAACTCACTATTTGAAGATGCGCTAGGTACAAAACTCAACATTAAGTTGATTCCAGTATCAGGCACAGTATCATCTACAAATCCTAGTTATACAATGTCTTGCTTAATTTCATCCTGGACACCGGTTAATGGTGCTGTGGATGCGGTTGCAAGTGTTTCAGTATCGCTTCCCGTAACTGCATTAACAAAATCAACAAGCGCGTAATAGAAAAGGGTGGGACAAATGCACAAAATTGAGATTGTTAAAAAAGACGGTAAGAAAATAACCTATGATCTTACGCCATCTGCAAAGGTGGCTTTTGAAGCCGAATTTAAAACAGGCTGGCGTAAGAGATTAGGTGAACTACAAATGGAATCGGATTTGTGGTGGTTTGCTTGGCGACTAGAAAAAGATGCAGGTAAAACAGATTTAGCCTTTGGTGATGAGTACATCAATCAGTATTCAGATATTGATTTATTGTATGATTCAAAAAATGGATAGACCGCCACGGCCAAATCTACGAAATCGCATCTGTGGCGGTTGCAACCGGTATTAGCCCTAAAGATTTATTAGAGGTTGATCCAGCGATTTACTTAGCAATAAAAGCCATCTTGCAAGAACGAAACTATAACAACAAGAAGGCAACAGTTAGGCGGAAGTAATGATTAAACCAAGATATTCAGAACTTCCTGGCCGTACTAGATCATTGGCGGCAGTGCCATCAATCTATGTTGAAAATTTAACTGAACTTCTTGAAAAAATGAAAAAGGTTGATCCTGATTTACAAAAAGAATTTAGAAGGGAATTAAGTAAGGCAGTAAAGCCTGTTGCTAAATTAGCACAAAGTTTTGTACCACACTCACCGTTTCCAGGTTGGCGTGATGTTGAACCTAACTATCCACCACAGTGGGGTTGGGCTAATGACAATGTCCACCGTGGTAGAACAATTGGCGATAATAAAAGAAGCCGTTGGAAATGGTCGCAAACAGAAGTTATACGCGGCATAAGAGTAAGCACGGCTAAAAGTAAAGTACAAAGAGTTAAAGGCACAACATTTTCAGTAACCGCTTTAGCCATAGTAAATAAATCTGTACCAGGTATAATATATGAGTTGGCAGG